TTACGCCCAGTTTGGGTCGCAAGAGTGCAACTGTGGTGAATACACCCGTCATCTTCAATTGTGTTGAACCAGGAGTTTGTCCCCTCAGACAGCTGGCCCAACCACTTTTGTAGGGTCAACAGTCGGATAAACATCTCACACTCCTCATGTAGAAGCTTGTTGTCTTGAGATAAAGCAAGGTCGCGCATTTCAGAAAGAGTTGCTTCATCAACCTTAGGTTTACCTGTCTCAGTCACTTTAGTAAAACGGGCTCCACGAAAATTTTGAAGCGCCCAGGCAATGTGTTGACGTGATGTGGGATTAAAATCTAGCAGTTTTGTCATAGGAGCACCAGCTACATATCCCTTAGTTTTGTTTGCCCGTTTAGGTGTATAGACTTTTCCGGGTACATAGATATATCGTGATTGAATTGATTGTTCAAGTTGAGTGACCTCATTCTGAAGCTCACCCCGCACTCTCTCTGCAGCAGCTACATCAAATCGAAAACCACTTGCTTGTTGTTGCGACATGATTTCTGCCATACGCATTTCAAGCAATACATAATCATTCATTTAGATTCTCCTTATTAAATACAGTAGTCATGAATAATCTTTCATGCGTCGTTTCATAAGTGCCCAAAGCTTCAGCGTCACTTCAGTATCTTGAATGCAATAGTCCAGCATCTCGGGCGAATATACAGACCAATTGCCTTCATGCTTGCCAAAATCACCTTTGAAGCACTTGAGCCGGTAGCCCCATGCTTCTAGGCTATGGCGTCCATAAAGACGCTGTGGCATGCCATCTGGACGGCGTTCATAGTCTCTAGTATCAATATGTGGATAAAACAGACGGCTCAATACGAGAGTGTCGATTGCTTGACCTTGAGGATTAAAATCAGGATATTGTTCTTTGATAAGTGGGATGTCATAACCAATAATGTTGTGACCAATCAAAACATCTGCACGTTCTAGTTCTTTTACGCCTTGTATGATTGATTGCTCAGGGCGATGATCAAACACAGAAGTGCTGTCATCGTTACTATCACGCATAACAATGCAGTGAATACGGGATCCTTGTCGTAGTAAGCCAGTAGATTCAAGGTCAAAAATAATTTCTTTATTCATCGAAGGTATCTGTTGCATTGTCTGGATCATATTCATCTGGCGAGAACGGGTTCGCTTCTGGGAAGAGAATTGGATCAATGTTTCTGTCATTTGTATTTTTTGTAAATCTTGGATCTTCATCTAAAAAAATGGGCTCAATTGAAATTTGAAGCTCTCTTGCCAATCGTCCAGCACGTCTAAATTCTTCTCGATAGTATGGCTCCCACTCGTGAGCAAGAATAATGATTTTTCTAATGCCCATCATGTGAGCTTGAAAAATAGAAGTAGAGAAAGGGTATCTAGTGCTATATATAACTGCTCCAATAGCTGGAGTACCTGCCTTAGCAGCAGCAGCCACTGCGTATGAAATACAATCAATTTCAACTTTACTATCTGTCAATAAATTTCTACCATTTCCAATGATCTCTCGGTCACGTACAATAATACACCCACCAGGAGATTTTGGGTGAGTCGATGCTTCACCAATAGCTTGCGCCACATTGATGAAATACCGATCTTTATTCTTGATAAATGTTGGGTCACCTTTAGGACTGGGCATATCCACATCGTCAATCTATTGACTCTATATTAGGAACTGACTAATTTAAACGTGACAACAATGAACTCTAAAAATAAAAAGTCCTTTGAAGAAATAGAAAGTAATGAAAATTTTTATTTAGTTAATTCAGAATATAATATGGTCGATAATCCCCAACATTACACGCAAGGGAGAGTAGAAGCAATTGATGTGATTGAAGATTCAATTGCGAGCGCACCGTCTCCAATACTAGGTTTTCTTCAAGGTCAAGTACTGAAATATATGATTCGTCTATGGCACAAAAATAAATGTAAAGAAGATGCTAGTAAAGCAAGATGGTATCTTGATAGATTAATAGATTCGCTAGACTAATAAAGCCGCAGATATGCGGCCTTGTTGTCAACAGCGGCGGAAGTAGAGATATCTATTGCGTAGTTGGAAAGTCTCATGATCCTGGATGTGTGGCAATAAATTTGTGTATGTGTAATTAAGATCATGAGTTGTATGAGTAAAGTAAGCAGAGATACCTTCACATAGCTCAGGTTCGTTAGGTTGATACCACGCTTCAATTGAAAAACATTCCCAAGGTTCAAGCCCTTGGGATACCCAACTGTTCAGTTCCTCTAGGCGCTGAGCAGTTTTTATTATGTGCTGCTCGTGTGCTTCTAAGACAGGTAAAAAAAGTTTGGTATTTTGATAAAGTAAAGCGTGCTTCCACATCAAAGTACCGTCTCTAGTAATAAGACGGCATGGATGAACCTTGCTTTGAGATGGAAGAAGGTAAAAGCAATCTTGAGCTATGTGTTTACTCATTAGATATTACCTTTGTTTTCTTCATAGTACTCAAGGTCTTTTTGCCACCCATCCCCTGCATATTCACTATAAATAACTCGACCAATATCTCTAAAGCTGTTATAGAACAAAGAAACTTTATCAATATCTGTCAGTGCTTGTTGAATTGGCGGTCCATAAACAATCAAATTCCATGTAGATGGACATACAGATTCAAAACCTTCTGAGGTAGCGCGAAGTTGTTTTACACGTTTGAATGGAATACAGATTGGATAATCCCAAACAACAGGAGCTGCGCGTAAAAGCTCAGAAGCGCTGCTGAAAAAGATAAAACTTTTGATATGGCCATTACGATACTCACTAAGAGTCTTATTCAGCCATATACGACAATCTCTTACAGCACCTTTGGGAGCTACCCACACATTTCCATGCCAGTGCTCTTGGAGTGGATTAACTTCAATGCTAGGTACAGAGGTTGCATCGACAAGAACTTGCTGAACAGGATCAGAAGTAGGATCAAAATCAATGCTACCCATTACTTCTCTAGCTCGATCAATGAGCTGAGGAGTTGGGTACAGAGGAAGCTTTAAACCTTTAGCAGCGAGTTTATCCGATAAATTCTTCTGCGACCGCTCTAAGGCTTTCTTGGCTCCTACCTGCTTCGACTGCAAATGTTCTTGTTCCAGCATCACTAATTAATGTAATAAGCACGTTTTGCGTCCAGTCATTTTCGTCAATCTTCTGTAAAAGTTTTCTAAGAAATTCAGTTACATCTTCATCGTTTTCACGTTCAGATACTCGAAGATCAAATTCAATTGATTCTGCCCACATGAAAGTAGTAGAGTCATTTATTAAATTGATGACAAGAGAACCAGGACCATGCTTTTCAACCGCATTAATAGCAATATCAATAAGGTCTGTAAGAATTAAATCGGCTGTTGCCATTAAAAACTTCTGCTCTCGTTCCTTTTCAGGACCAAATTTATCTGAAGCAATTAATTGTTTAATTAGATCAGAACGTCTAGACATAATGCAATGACTCTCTATTTAGGATAAATTAATTAAGTATTATTTGTGGAATTATGATTAGTATCATCTTTACTGTCTGGTGAATTAAATTGGCTTGGGTGCCTTCCGTTGAGAATGTCATCCACCACTGCTTCCCAACGATCTGCAAATTCAGAATTAGGAGCAAAGATCAAATTTGCTCGATCATCTAATTCTTGAGCATTAGTAATCATTTCCTGTTCCTTTAAAGCCTGCTCAATTGCATACTCTGCTACTTGCTGTTTCAATGTATGTAACTCACAAGCTAATTCAAAGCTCTCAAGATAAGAATCTTGATCGACAAATACGCCAATCTTTTGTGGTATCAGGTGGAAAGGATTACAGCAATACTTATCGCCACATGTAGTTTTGACACCTGTATAGCCAAGATCACCCCAGGTATACCACATAGCAACTCTTTGAGGATGATGCTGAGTGCTGCTACTAATACCAGGACGTCTCCAAGGAAACTGTGGCATTCCATTGCCAGGTGCTTTATAGCCTTGCCACTCCCAACATTCGTCAGGCTGACCAATATCTACTTTAGACCAAAACTTGAGTGCACGTTTACGTTCTTTTTTAAGAAGGCGATTAATGTCAAAAGACATGCGTCCTTCTCTAGCTGCAGCAACACAACGAACACACGCTTGATGACTATCAAAACGCATTGAGGTAGAGCTAAACCGACCAATCGAGTGACCGCTATAAATGCACAGTGTTCCTTCTTCTGCAGTATTAGATAGGTTTAAATTACGCCTACCATATGCGTGACCACCAACTTTTCGGCTAGGTTTAGACTCAGACATCAAAAATCACCTTCAGGTTTAACGTGCTGACCTCCATGAG